AAAGCAGGAGATCAATTTGTTGCGCAAAGACCATTTAACTATGGATTAAATGATTGTAGATTTTCTAAATTAACCGAAGCATATGATTTTCAATCTATCAAAGTAGAAAAAGAAATAGGTGGTGATTATGGAGGAGGTACTAAATCATTTAGTACATTTAAGTCTGAAAATCCAACCTCAAAAATATATAGAGCTAATATAGTAAAAGATTTGCTTACTAGTACAGCTACTATGACAGAAGATAATTTATTTGCCGGTATTGATATTCAAGGCGTATATGTTTCGATTAAAGAAAGCAAGTTTAGCAGTTATTATAAAAATGATGGGCATAGCAGTACAGAATTAGACGGAAGAGTAAAAGAAGGTGTAGGCATTTCTACTCGATTAGATACATTTGTAACACCTGATAAATTTGATTATAATTCTGTAGCACCTATTGGTTCTTTTGCTAAGAGCTCGGGAAATGAGCAAGTAAGTCGTACACTTGTTGCAGATGGCGGAACTTTTACCGGATCTGTAGGTAGTAGTTTAGCCGATGGCAATTTATCACCGGTCGGCTTTATTTTTAAAGCTTGGATATATAATAGTATGATTGATACCGGTGTCGGTCATCAACAAACTGATGTAAAACGAAGAAATGCCGTAAGCGGTACTGCAATTAATTATGACGCTGATTACAGTGCAATTGGAGGGCCAGATGGATCTACTCATAAAAGATGGTCTGGAACAAATAAAAATCAAGCGTTAGGTGGAGATCAAAGAGATTTTTTATGGGAAAGTAAAGATAATTATTACTTAACTGATACAACTACTACTCGAGATGAAGTTGTTGTTATTTCCGATCATGCTGCAAACGCTAGATCTTTTCATGAAATTGCACCAGGTGCTGATATATCTGAATCTCTTAGTACAGAACTTGGTGGTGCTACTATCGATATGAAAGATTTATTAGCTCCAGGAGGATATGTTTCTTCCGGTGACTTTGCATATATTGCTTTAACAAGCATAATTACCGAAGACTTGATTGATCAAATAACGTATGAAGTTGGTAATTATTATGAAATTGTAAGTTTAGGTGGTCTTTCACAAAGTGATTGGAACATATTAGCAGGAACTGCAAGTACAACAACTGTGCACAATGCGGGCGCAAGTGGTGTAACTGTAAGTCATAGAGATAAGGTTAACTTTAGTAATGCAAATGGTCCTGAAAAAACTTATGCAGTCGGAGATATATATCGAGCAGCATGTTCTCCTAATGATCCTAATGGAGCAGGTAATTATAAAACTCGCAGATATCATAATTCTGCTATAGGAGCTTCGCAACAAAAACTTTATATAGATACTGGTTGGACTACTAGTGCATATGCCGATTCTGTATATGTTTCAGATCTCAACGTTGGAGTTGTAAGACATGTATTACCAACTTCACAGTTATATAAAGATGTTCCAGTATTTAATAACCTTTCTAATGTTTATAGAATACAATTTAATTTTTCGGTAGACGGGTTTTCATTGAATAATGTACCCGGAGGTAGAGCTGCTTCTTTATTGAAATGGGCAAAAGATCATTTAGATGTTGACGGTTTAAATGAGCTCGACTTTAGTAATGTTACAATGCATCCTCATCCTACTAATACTACAGGACCGTATACACGAAAAAATCATGAATTTTCGAAAGGGCGGAGAGTGTATCAGCTCGACAGTTCTAATAATATTAAATGGTCAGCTGTTATAAAAGAAGTTAGTTTTACTATAACTGAGTTAACTCCAATGACTAGAAATCCTCTTTATAATTCTGTTTTTAATGTAGGAACTGCTGATGGTGTATATAACGTTAACTTTTTTATTGATGTAGTAAATGCATCAGGTACTTTTGTAACAACTAGAACAAATTCTGATTCTGTTCGCTATGAAGGAATTATTTTTAATCAAACAAATGGAGAAGGTAGAAAAACTTCTAATCCGTTTAAACAAGATTATGTTTTAGGAGAAGATAGAACTGATTGGGTAGTTAACACACGAGCTACTGAACTAGAATATGATTTTGGTTTAGGTGAGCATACTCCTGAAACAAAAGATCCAGGTTGGTTAAATGAAGATCGTGACGATTTATACCAAGGGCAAACATTTTTAAGTGCACCTCAATATGTATTAAAAGATGCAAAAGGATATGGAGTAACATCAAAAATACAAAAATTTACTGCAAATCCAGGATCAACTGAACATATAGAAAGTACTAAAACTAGTATATACAAAAGACATAATATGCCTGGAACTGGAATTCCAGCAAATGGTAGATCCTATTCAAATTTAGTAACACAAGCTCCTGCTGGAAATAACGGTGCAGGAATATTTGTTACTAATTATGTCAATGCAGAAAATTACAGCGGTGATGAAACTACTGAGATGGACACATATACACATAATCAGTTACCATTTTCAACTAATTCTGGAGATATACCTATAGCTAACCATCCAGTTTTACCTCCAGGTACTGGAAAAACTGTAATTAACATTTTTAATGATGATGGCAATACTGAATTACAAGATATAGGTGTATTTACAGGAATCTTTAATAGTATACACAATATGACATATACTGATATGGGAGCAGATACCAAACCTGAAGAGAATCGAATAAGTAATTATCTTAATGCGTATAAGCCGTTTAAATTTCAATATACTTTAGATTTTACTAATCATGGTAGAATGTATACTCATAGCCAGCGTAATACCACTAATGGTGTTACACAGGAAGGTGCTACCAACGCCACGACTTTCCGAAGACGCATGGGAAATTATAATGATAACAGATTGCGAGAGTATGCGTATATTAATATGGGATTTTTAACTAAATTCGACGAATACACTAAGGATACTACGCGAAGTAATAATATGTGTCGTATAGATATTCCATATGACATTGATGATCCAACTAAGTTTAAAATAAGTGTAACTGGATTCTCTCCAGTAATTAGAGCAGCGAGACAATACGGAGAAGCTGGAAGAACAATGTATCCTGGAATTGTGATTATTAAATCTGATGTTGTAGGATCTAGTGATAGAGATGATTATACACATGTAGTAGCACACTCAAGGCATCGTGATACTGTGAGAGGTACTAACGAGAATGGAATCGCAAGAAATGAAAATTCTACTGACCAAGACGAAATGCCACCTTTAACTTACTATATTGAAGAACCTGGATCATATGTTGTAACGTATGCGGCAATAGGATATGGTAGTACACAAGGAGGAGAATCTTGGGAATCGGATTTCCTTCTTTCAGTAGATGCAAACAGCGGCAAACAAGCAGTAGTAACATTTGAAACAGCAATAGTATAAGTATAGGAAAAATTATGGCTAAACCAAATTCAAAACCGACATTGATAAAATACTGCAAACGTGCATTAGGTGCACCTGTAGTAGAAATCAATGTTGATGACGATCAGATAGATGATCGTATAGACGAGGCTTTACAATTTTATCAAGAATATCATACTGATGCAATTGAAAGAGTTTATTTAAAACATCAAATAACAGCACAAAATATTACAGATGGTAAAGCTGGAACTGGTATTACAATTTCCGATGCAGGAATAACTGAAATTACAAAAGTAATGAATTTGAGTGATAGCGCAGGAAGTTCAGCAAACATGTTTAGCTTTGATTATCAAATGCATTTAAATGATCTTCATAATTTAAACTATGCAAACGGATTGGTTGACTATGCTATGACTCGTATGCATTATTCAATGTGGGAAATGCTTGCAGACGATGATGATAAACATTTTGAATTTAAGCGACATAGAAATAAAATTGTTATACATATGGATTGGGACGAAGTTAATGAAGGTAGCTTTTTGGTATTTCAGGCATATAAAATATTAGATCCTGATACTTATACTGATGTATATAATGATTACTATTTAAAACGATATGCGACTGCACTTATTAAATTGCAATGGGGTATTAATCTTTCAAAGTTTGAAGGAATGGTTATGCCAGGCGGTGTAACATTTAACGGTCGGCAAATACTTGAAGATGCTAAGGAAGAAATAGAAAAACTCACAGAAGAAGCGAGATTAAATTGGGAATTGCCGATTGATTTCTATACAGGATAATATATGCCACGTAACGTATACTTTAGTCAAGCAGTCAAATCTGAACAAAATTTATATGAAGATTTAATTATTGAATCTTTAAAAATTTTTGGTCAAGATGCCTATTACTTGCCTCGAACAATTATAAATCGAGATGAAATATTTGGTGAAGATTCTTCGTCAAAGTTTGATGATGCGTATATGATAGAAACTTATATTGAAAATCCAGAAGGCTTTGAAGGTGAAGGGGATTTATATAGTAAGTTTGGTTTAGAAATAAGAGATGAAGCAAACTTTATTATATCACGAAGACAATGGCAAAAATTTATTGGTACACATTATAGCAGTATCACATACCCTAAACCCGATGAAGGCGATTTAATTTATTTACCATTAAGTAATAGCTTTTTTGAAATTAAGTTTGTTGAAGAAGAACAACCTTTTTATCAATTATCTAACTTACCAGTATATAAACTATCATGTGCTCTCTTTGAATACAATGATGAAGATATGGAAACTGGTGTTACTGCTATCGATTTAACTCAGGCTAAGAATTCCTATCAAGTTACATTGGATTTAACTGTAACGGGTGGTAATCATTTTGTAGTTGGCGAAACTGTAACTCAAACTGTTGCAACAGGAATTACAGTTTTTGGTGAAGTTCAAACAATTACTAAAACATCTGATACCGTAGCAACAATATCTGTTTCAAATATTGGTACAGCAGATACTACAAATGCTGCAACTGCTACAGACTCTGCTCGTGACTTCTTAGTGACTTCGGGTTCAGCTGGATTCTCTGCTAATCTTGTTGGATCAACTTCAAGTAATACTTGTGTCATTACAAATGTATATACCTTAGCTGATGATGATACAAATAATACATTTGCATCTGACTCACAAGCGAAAAACGTTCAATTTGAAATTGAAGGTGATAACTTTATTGACTTCTCCGAAAATAATCCATTCGGTGATCCATCGGAGACCTTATAATGTTTGGTTCACATTTCTATCATGCGACTGTACGCAAATCAGTAGCGGTTTTTGGTACAATGTTTAATAATATAATGGTTGCTCGTAAGAAGGGTGATGGTTCTCTTATTAATCAACAAAAAGTTCCATTAGCTTATGGTCCTAAACAAAAGTTTTTATCTCGTCTTGATTCAGAAACTGGGCAAGATGCTTCAGTCGCGATGAAGCTTCCAAGGATGTCTTTCGAAATATCTTCAATAGAACAAGATACAAATAAGAAGCTTGGAAAAAGAATAAGTATTGATGAACCAACATCAACCACCACAGTAACAGCTGCATCTATTACTCGAGAAGAGGTAGGCGATTTTACTGGTCTTACTGGTATAAGTAGAACTATGTCTAGTTCTGGTGCTAAATCAGTCACGACTTCGACTATTAATCTTACTGAGACTGTCCCTGGTGGTTTAAATATTAATAATGTTATAACACTACGGATTCAAGGACCAACCAGTTTGTTTACTGACCAAACGATTTTAGGTAGCGACGTAGCTACAGGATCATCTGCAATTACAGCAAGTCAACCAACTTACACTGAACCTTATGTCGTAGATTTATTTATTGCTGATTTAGGAGTATTTGATGGTAACCAACTTGCTTTTGCTAACCCATCTGATTATGCATATCAAATTGGCGGATTAGATTTAAAAATATCAGACGCATTATTTGTAAATCCTGATCATGTATTTTGGGCTTCTGATTATCACTATCAATGGCAACTTACACAAGCACAAATGGATATATTGTTTGATAGCGTTGGTACTTCAGCTGCACCTACTGCAGGAAATAGCACGTACGCTGGTACTTTAACTCAATCTTGGAATAAATTTACTTCAACGCCAACAACGTCTATAACTGGTCGTAAATCAATTAAACAACAATCTCCATATAATATTAATATGCAATTAAATATTATGGCAAAAAACCAAGATGATGGTTTACAAATATTAGAACAAATTATACCATACTTTCAACCTGAATACACTGTTGCAATAAAACCTATTGATGATATGACATCATTTAAACAAGATGTGCCTATTATATTAAACAGTGTATCTTTTGATGATCAATATGAAGGCGATTATAATAGTCGTAGAGTATTAATTTATACATTAGAATTTACAATGAAAATGACTTTCTATGGACCATTAAGTACTCCAGGCTTAATACGTCAAGTTCTTATAGACTTTACAGGAGAAAGAAAATTTGGTGCTGCTATTACATTATTAGCTGCAGTAAATTATCCAACTTCATTTGTTCCAGGCGCTACGATATATCAAGGATCTGATAAGTCACGAACCTGGTCAGGTACAATTGAATCTTTAGAAACAAAACTTATAAGGTTAGCTGAAAATAATACAACTGGTTATACTCCTAGTGGAGACTTATTTGTAAATAAAGATGGCGTAATACAAAAGATTGAAGCTCCATCTAGTAGTATTGCTCTTTCAACTGATTTAAATACAATTTCATCTATCGATATTGGTATAGGTGCAAGTGATACTGAGTCTAACTATACTGTTACAACAACTATTGATAATACTGATTTCTCATGATTGATAAAAAAGATGCTTTTAAAAAATCTTTAGAAAAGAATCTTCCAGCAGAAACAAAGCATGCTGAGTTGGAAAAAGAGATTGCTTCAAAGGGAGATATAAACGATGACTATAAGTTTTCGCGTGATACATATAAAGAGCTTATAAGTACAGGTATGGGATCATTAGATTCTTTAGCAGAGATTGCTCGTGAATCAGAACACCCTCGAGCATTTGAAGTATTAGCAAAATCAATTAAAGATATTGGTGATGTAACTGATAAGCTTATGGC